ATCTTCATCGGTGACGTAGAGCAGGCCCATACCCTTGTGCCGCCAAATGTCGCCGGGCTGTAGGCGATCCTCCGGTAGCGGGGTCTTGTACGATTCTGGCATCAGTCCGTCCTCCAACGGATTGGTCACGGGGCAGGCAGGTGAGACTGCGCTGCTCCACCACCTTATACCACGCGGCGCCTGCTGTGTCGTTCAGGGGTTGAGCTGGACTCGAACCAGCTACTGAGTGCGTTGTCCGCGTGCCTTTCCCTTTGGCTTCCAACCCAGTGACCCCCAGGTTTGTGCGTCATCCGGCGTCCCGGAGCTAGGCATAGGGGGTGTTATTCGGGGAGACGTTAACGGACGCCTCCTGAACCGATGCCCGATGCCGAAGCAGAGCGGGAACACGTCAAACAATAGCCGTTTTTCTGACACATCGCCAGCAACGGGTTAACGCCACGCGGGCCTGATTTGGCCGCCTTACGGGCCAAACCTTTTGCTGTGACTGTAATTATTGCTGGCCCTGAAATGGAGTGAAGAGGGGTTGCAGCCCCTCTTCGTTAGAGCTTGCTGGAACAAGCTCCGGGTGATGCCTGCGCCAACAGGCATCGGCTGGACTTACGCAGTAAAACCAGGAGGGAAAACCTGCTGCCAGCGTTTAGTTGTGTAAACTATTGATCTTTGTCTGGTTCAATCCAACTTGGCCAAACCAAATCAAACATTTCTGGAACTTCAGTAATATCACACTGAATTTCCATTTTGCGTTGCTCGATACGCTCCCTGCGCTCTGGATTGAAGTCTTTAGTGAGTTCAGAAAAGAAACGGATCATTGTACTAAGCGTCTCAGGATAATACGGGTTTACACTAACGATAGATTGTCATCGCATATCCCTCAGCCGCCAAAGATGCTGACAATGCCATTGCCAACTGCTTTGTGTAACGACGAGTTTTGTGGGTAGTGAAATCTGTGAAAGTCCACCGATCTTTATTGTTAGTCCAAATGGCGAGACGCTCGTCGCCCTTTTGGAAATAAACAGTGGTGTTGTCGGTGTTAAAGTCGGTCATCGTCGATCCTCCAATCGGCGGTCATGGGGCAGGGTGTTTGCGCACCGCTGCCCTACCACAGTACCACAAGGCGTCAAGCCCTGCTAACGGCGCTGAGCGATGCGGCGATACTCTTCAAGGAAACCCTCACCCATCAGCTCCACCAGTTGCTCACGGGTGACGTTCTCGATCAGGCGAAGGCATTCCCTAAAACGGCGTTCGTTTTCTTCTTCGGTTATATCGGTGTCAGCCATAGAAACCGGGGACACTAGTGACCCTGCTCAGATGTCCGGGAACGGTGCGGTGGGTGGGGTGAAGTTGGCGGTGTAACGGGCGACATTTGAGCATCTAAACTCGTCGATAAACCCATTTAAGGCGTGGATGCCAGTGTAGCCAGCGCCGATAAGATTTAGGCTTAATGGGCCTCTGGCTTCAGTTCCTGGAGATGTGTTTACGGCAAGCTGTTGACCTTCAACAAATAAATAAAATGTTACGCCAGACCGCACTAAGGCAACATGATTCCAAGTGTTAGCCGCTATACCGGAAGTTACAGAGCTAAAAACATAGCCGGAGCCTATGTAAGCAGAAATTTTACCCGCAATCCCGTTTTCGTTCAATCTTAGTAGCTGGTAAAAAATTGAATCCCCTACTGCAATAATCGCATCATTAGATGCGCTATTGAGTCTGACAAAAAACTCAATTGTAAAATCACCGGTCAGTGCAATACGAGAAATTGTAAGCCAATCTCCACTCCCGTCAAACGCAATGCTTGCCCCACCAAACTTGCTCTGCGCCGTAGAAATCTGAGCATTACCAACAGCCGTAACCGTCTTAGGTGTAGGGCTACTGTCCGTAATCGTCGTACTGCCGTTAGCCCCATTGCCATGCAGCAACAACGACACACTGGTGAACTGCGGATCAACCGGTGTCTTTTCGGAACCTGTAATAACCCAACTCATCGCATCATCCTCCCAAGGTGAGTAGTGGCAGTGTCTAGTGGCTCGTTCATGGGATAGCAGCTCCAAACGCGTTGATCAGGTCGGTGACGCGGGCGTCGAGTTTGGCCAGGTCTAGGGATTCGCCGATGCTGTAGAAGGCGATGCGACCGTCTGAATGCAAACCAACTGGGATTGTATTGCGGGCAAATATAAGGATATCTGCAGAGGCTGGAGCTGTCGAGCTTTCATTCTTGGTACTACTAATAAGATTTTGCCGACCAGTATAAGAAGCTGATGAGCCTCGCTGGACACCTAGAAATAGATTTTGACCAGGAGATCCAGTAATCAATCCAACACTTCCAGAGCGACACCTAAAATCAATACCGTTAGTGAAGTCGTTTCTTGTTATTAAGGTTTGCCCACCAGCAGTGCTGCCACCTAAATACGCATGTATGCCTGTGCTGGCTGAAAAAACGTACACGCTTGCATGGAAATTATTCTGCGGATCAGCGTTGTCATTCCTATTGCTGTTCAAATACTTCGTGCTCCCATTCCCTACCAACCCCGTCTTCCTATTGTAATCTCCTGCCACAAAGTTGAAATTGGTCGGCGCAGACCCCACCAGCGGCACCAGAGCGCCAGTCAACGTGCGAGCCCCAGCCAAGATGCAGGAAGCCTTAATCGCCGTCCAGATACCATCTGCCTTGCAGCCCAGCACAAAGTTATCGATGGCGATCTTGACCTTTTCCTCCAGTGCTTGGCCGTCTGCGGTTTCCACGGCGGTGATGTAGGCAGCCGCGTCAGCGTCCATCGGCTGCCAGGTTTTACGCAACACCACCTTCCCCGGCGTGTAGATCGGCATTATCGAGCCCTCCTAGTGTTATAGACTTGTGTGGGTGTCATGGTATTGCTGCTCCGATAGCGGTGATGAGGGCGGTGACGCGTGTGTCAAGGAGGGCGAGGTCTAGGGATTCGCCGATGCTGTAGAAGGCTAAGCGAGCAGATGAGTAGCTTCCGATGCTGGTGTTACTATTGCGAAAAGCAAAGACTGGAATGGTCGATGTTAAAGATTTTGAGCCGTAAGTAGTTGTCACCGTGACTGATGATGCCTGCCTTCTTGCAGAAAAAGAAGAGCTGGAGTTTCGGGATACGCCTACTAGGCCCGTGGCTCCATTTGCAATGCTTGCGGCTGGGCTGGCCGGTCCACAGTACAGACCGCTGGATTCAATAGAGGTGTAAGAATCGCTTGTAGCATATCCAACCCATGCGCTAGTTGCAAACGTTGAAATGTAAGTAGCGACGTGATGGTTAGTCGCTATATCTGCATTTATGGCTCGGTTGCTGTTTAGATACTTTGTACTCCCATCCCCCACCAACCCCGTCTTTCGGTTGTAATCACCAGAAACGAAATTGACATTAGTCGGAGCCGTCCCCGCAAGTGGAGTTAGTGCTCCAGCAAGAGTTCTAGCCCCAGCCAGAATGCAGCTCGCCTTAATGGCTGACCAAATACCGTCCTGCTTACACCCAATGACGAAATCATTGATGGCGTAGCGGACACCAGTTTCCAGCGACTGTGTATCAGCAGCCTCCACCGCTTCGATGTAAGTGGAGGCATCAGCATCAAACTGAAACCCTGGCCGCCAAACAAGCGTCATACATCACCTCCATCGGGCTGAGTAGTGTCGTTGTCTTGTGGGGCTGGCTTGGTGTCACCCTGCCGGGCCACGGCCCAACGCACGGTGGAAAGATCCATGCCGGTCACAGCCTCGGCGGAGGTCAGGATCTCAAGGGCCTTGGCCTTGTCGGCGCTGGTGTCGGTCATGCTTCTGTCTCCGGTTCAGTAGGAGCAGCGTAAGGCGTGCCGTCAGCGTTGAACTGGGGAGGGATCGGGCCTTCGTAGTAGGGGCCAACCTTGAGGTCTTGGCAGGCTTTACGTGCAGCAGATTCTGCATACGTGGCGACCACCTCTTCGGGGGTCTTGGATTCGGCATAGCCGATAGCGATGATGCCGGGGACGAGGGTGTCGTCGATGGTGATTGTGTAATCCATGAGGGTCAAACTCCGAGAACAGTCCAGTTGGTTCCGTTGTACCAGCACAGCGCATTTGCTGCACCGCCACCAGTTACGGTGGAGCCCACGGCAGGGGCAGTGGCGTCAGTGACGCGAGCGATCATCCCGACCACCGGAGTAGCGGGGAGATTGGCAACAGTGCTGGAAACAGCGACCTCGGCCACGCTGTTGACCTTGACGGTGCCTGTACCAGCGGCGGTCAGGTTGAGGGGGATGTCGTCAGCACCCGTGCCAGCGGTTTCAGCAGCCAGCGTGACGGCAGTGCTGGTCGAAGACAGCGCAGCGCGGACGTAGTTGCTGGCGTCGGTGTAGGTGCCGTAGCAGCGGAAGGCCTGGGCGTTGGTGCCGTTGCGTTGGGCGAGGGTGTTGGCTGCTTCACCGATTAAATGAGTGGTAACCGATCCTGAAGTCGGACGTGCATCGGTTCTGAACTGCAGTCCTACCTCATCTTTTACGGCTACAATGTTTACACCAAAACCAAAGCTACGTGAGCCTGCAGAATTGAGATAAAGATTATTGCCTTCAAGCTCAACTGCTGCACCAGTACCGCGCTGTATAACTGAGACTGCATTAGAAAAGGCCGGATAAACTCGTAATGAATTTGTCCCATTAACCTGCAGATCCAGCAGGTTGCCCGCAAACCCACTCGCCGCATTGACGCCCAGCCCAGTGCCGCTGGTGCTCCAGGCGGTGGACGTGGTGCCGCTGGGCTCAATCAGGAAGTGCGGCTTGGTCGTGGTGCTGGTGCCGCCCGTGAACCAGGTGCCGGTGAAGACCTTGGCGGGGCTGGAGGCCAGGCTGGTGTAGCTGTTGATCAGACGGCCAGCCAGCGTCACGCTGGTGCCGTCGAAGGTCATCGTCGAGACCCCTGCATACGCGCCGCTGGCGTTGTAGACGACCTGCCCACTAGACCCAGCAACTAATGCGACCGTTCCCGTTGCATCGGGGAACGAAATCGTCCTATTTGCAGTCGGTGTAATTGTTTGAAGGGTTGTAGTATATGTCCCTCCGTCTGTAAGATTAACGTCGCCGCCGACTGTCAGGACGTTAGTTGTTTTATTCCAAGTTAAATCGACA